GCGATGCAGAAGGTGCTGGAGAAACATGTACGCGCCCACCTCGACGAACTCGCCGAGGTCCGGCCCGACTTCCGGTGATGATGACGCGCTGACGGACTTCGACGGCGCGGGCGAAATCCTGCGCGCCTGGGGCAACGGGCTGCGGCCCGACCCGGACCTGACCGTCTCGGAATGGGCGGACCGGCACCGCATGCTCTCGGGCCGCGCCTCGGCCGAACCCGGGCGGTATCGCACGGTGCGCACGCCCTACATGCGCGAGATCATGGACCGGCTGTCGCCCGGCGATCCCACGCAGCGAGTGGTGTTCATGAAGGCCGCGCAGGTGGGCGCCACGGAAGCGGGGAACTGCTTCATCGGGTTTGTCATGCACCATGCGCCCGGTCCGATGCTGGCGGTCCAGCCGACGGTGGAGCTCGCCAAGCGCAACTCGCGGCAGCGGATCGACCCGCTGATCGAGGAAAGCCCGGAGCTGCGCGAGCGGGTGAAGCCTGCCCGGTCCCGCGACGCGGGCAATACCATGCTGTCGAAGGAGTTCGCCGGCGGCATCCTGATCATGACCGGGGCGAACTCGGCGGTGGGGCTGCGCTCGACCCCGGCGCGCTACATCTTCCTCGACGAGGTCGACGCCTATCCGGCCTCGGCCGACGAGGAAGGCGATCCCGTCACGCTGGCCGAAGCGCGCTCGCTGACCTTCGCGCACCGGCGCAAGGTGTTCCTGGTCTCGACGCCGACGATCCGGGGGCTGAGCCGGATCGAGCGCGAGTTCGAGGCCTCCGACCAGCGGCGCTACTTCGTGCCCTGTCCCCATTGCGGGCACAGGCAATGGCTGAAGTTCGAGCGGCTGCGCTGGGAGAAGGGCCGGCCGGAGACGGCGGCCTATCACTGCGAAAGCTGCGAGGCGCCCATCGCCGAGCACCAGAAGACCGCGATGCTGGCGGCGGGGGAGTGGCGCCCCACCGCCACGGCCACCGACCCGCTGACGGTGGGCTACCACCTTTCGGCGCTCTACTCGCCGGTGGGGTGGCTCAGTTGGGCGCGGATCGCGCGGGCGCATGAGGCGGCACGGCGCAGCGACGAAGCCATGCGGGCGTTCCGGAACACCATCCTCGGCGAGACCTGGATGGAAACCGGCGAGGCGCCCGACTGGCAGCGGCTGGCCGACCGCCGCGAGGCATGGGCGCCAGGCACCGTCCCCGCGGGTGGGCTGTTCCTGACCGCCGGGGCGGACGTGCAGAAGGACCGGATCGAGGTCGATGTCTGGGCCTGGGGCCGCGGGCTCGAAAGCTGGCTGGTCGATCACATCGTCATCGAGGGCGGGCCGGGCGACCCCGCCTGCTGGCAGAAGCTCACCGAGCTGCTGGGGCGCACATGGGCACACGCGAACGGCCAGCACCTGACCATCGCGCGGCTCGCCATCGACACCGGCTACGAGACGGCCGCGGTCTATGGCTGGGCCCGGGCCGTCGGCTTCGCGCAGGTGGCGCCGGTGAAGGGCGTCGAGGGCTTCAACCGCGCGAGCCCGGTGACTGGCCCGACCTATGTGGACGCGACCGTGGCGGGCAAACGCCTGCGCCGCGGCGCCCGGCTCTGGACGGTCGCCACCGCGACATTCAAGGCCGAGAGCTATCGCTTCCTGCGCCAGGAGCGCCCGACCGCGGAGGAGATCGCGGCCGGTGCATCGTTCCCGGCCGGAACGGTGCATCTGCCGGACTGGGCGGACGGCGAGTGGCTCAAGCAGCTCACCGCCGAGCAGCTGGTGACGGTGAAGACCCGGCGCGGCTTCACGAAGCTCGAATGGCAGAAGCTGCGCGAGCGCAACGAGGCGCTGGACTGCCGGGTCTATGCGCGCGCCGCCGCCTGGATCGCCGGCGCCGACCGCTGGCCCGAGGCGCGATGGGCCGATCTCGAGGCGCAGCTGGGGGTAACGGCGGGCGAGAAGCCCGAGGGAGCCACGCCGACCACGGCGCCGACCGCTCCGCGCATTGCATCTCGCCGGCGCATGGTGCGCTCGAGCTACATGAGGTGATCCGATGGCCACGGCCGCAGACCTCCGCGCCCGCCGCGAGGCGCTTCTGGCGCAGCGGTCCTCGGGCGTGGCCCGCGTGAGCTACGACGGCAAGACCGTGGAGTACCGTAGCGTGGCCGAGATCGACCGGGCCATCGAGGCGCTGGACCGCGAGATCGCTGCGGCCGAGGGGCGTCGGCTCGTGCGGCAGGTGCGCGTGACGACGGCGAAGGGGCTCTGAGGCGATGGGGCTTTTCGACCGCTTCCGCCGCCGGGCGACCGGCGGCCCCGCGTCCTCCGGGCTTACGCGGCTCCCCCGGAGCCACGGTCCCTCCGGACTGCGCGCCCGCCTCGAGGGGGCCATGGCGCGACGCCGGCTGCGGGGCTGGAACCCGCCCTTGGAGAACATCAACGCGCTGGTGGCCTCGGGCGGGCCGCGACTGCTGGCGCGGGCGCGCGAGCTCGTGGTCACCAACGGCTATGCGGCGAACGCCTGCGAGGCCTTCGCCGCGAACCTCGTCGGCGACGGGATCAAGCCCTCGTCGCTGATCGAGGATGCGGCCCTGCGGGATCGCGTCCAGCGGCTCTGGCTGGCCTGGACCGACGAGGCGGATGCGGACGGGCTGACCGACTTCTACGGCCTGCAGGCCATGGTGGCGCGGGAGATGTTCGTGGCCGGCGAGTGCTTCGTCCGGCTGCGGCCCCGCCGGGCCGAGGACGGGCTGACGGTCCCACTGCAGATGCAGCTCCTGCAATCGGAGATGCTGCCCTTCGAGAAGACCGGCACCGCGGCGAACGGGAACCGGCTGCGCTGCGGGATCGAGTTCGACGCGATCGGCCGGCGCGTGGCCTATCACTTCCGCCGCCGCCATCCGGGCGACAGCACCGATCAGGGCGCGGTCATCCCCGAGACGGTACGGGTGCCGGCCGGGGACGTGCTGCACATCTATCGCCCCATCGATGCGGGCCAGATCCGCGGCCTGCCGCATGTCGCGCCCGCCATGGTGCGGCTCTTCCTGCTCGACCAGTACGACGACGCCGAGCTCGACCGGAAGAAGACCGCGGCGATGTTCGCGGGCTTCATCACCAGGACCGCGCCCGAAGAGCCCCTGATGGGAGAGGCCGAGGCGGATCTCGACGGTGCTGTCATCGCCAGCCTCGAGCCGGGCACGATGCAGGTGCTGCTGCCCGGCGAGGACGTGAAGTTCTCGTCGCCGGCCGATGTCGGCGGCGGCTACGAGGCGTTCCAGTACCGGACGCTGCTCGCCGTCTCGGCCTCGCTGGGGCTGCCCTACCACCTCGTCACCGGCGACGTCCGGCAGGCGAACTATTCCAGCCTGCGGGCCGAGCTCGTGGAGTTCCGCCGCCGCGTGCAGCAGCTCCAGCACGGGGTGCTGGCGCATCAGCTCTGCCGTCCGATCTGGGCGCGCTGGATGGAGACGGCGGTGCTGGCGGGTGCGCTCGACCTGCCGGGGTATGCGGCAGCGCCGGGGCGGTTCCGCGCGGTGCAGTGGATCCCGCCGCGCTGGGACTGGGTCGATCCCCTGAAGGACATCCAGGCGCAGGTGCTGGCGATGGAGGCGGGTATCACCTCGCGGCGCAAGGTGGTCGAAGCCACCGGCTACGATGTCGAGGAAGTGGACCGCGAGAACGCGACGGACGCAGCCCGCGCGGCCGATCTGGGCCTGCAGTATCGCACCAGCCCGGGCGAGACCCAGGGCGCAAGGGTGACCCCGGCCGCCCGCCCGGAGCCGGGAACCGACAGCGAACAGGAGTGACGACATGGCAGGCTGGTACACGATCCGCGCCCGCGACGGCGGCGCGGAAGTGGCGATCCATGACGAGATCGGGGCGCAGGGCGTCTCGGCGAAGGGCTTCCTCGCGGAACTCGGCGCGATCCCGGACGGGGCGCCGATCCTTGTGCGGATCAACAGCCCCGGCGGATCGGTCTTCGACGCGGTCGCGATCCACAACGCCCTGAAGCGCCACGCGGGCACCGTCACCGTCTGGATCGACGGGATCGCCGCCTCGGCCGCCTCCTATGTGGCGATGGCCGGCGACGAGATCGTCATGCCCGAGAACGCCTTCCTGATGATCCACGATCCGGCGGGGCTGGTCATGGGCACGGCCGCCGACATGCGGGCGATGGCCGAGACGCTCGACAAGATCGCCGCCACCATGGTCCGCGGCTATGCTGCCCGCGCGGGCCGCCCCGAGGACGAAATCGCCGCGCTGATGGCGGCCGAGACCTGGTTCGACGCCGGGGAGGCGCTGGCCGCGGGCCTCGCCACGCGGATCGCCGAGCCCGTGCGCATCGCCGCCCGCTTCGACATCGCCCGCTTCCGCAACGCGCCCCCGGCGCTGGTCGAGGCGGTCGCGGCCGGTGCGGACCCCGTCGAAACCGTTCCGGACGGGAACGGTTCGGAGGGGCCCGCGGCCGAGGGCGGAGCGGTGGACGAGGATGCCGGTGCCGCCGATCCGGCGCCGCAGCCGGGCAGCGCCGGCGCGGGTGTCTCGGAAGGCAACAGCCTTCCGGCCACGAATGATGCAGCCCCCGACGCCGATGTCATCCGCGCCGAGGCCATGGCCCATGCCCGCGCCGTGGTCGATCTCTGCTGCCTCGCCGGTCTGCCGCAGATGGCGTCCCGCTTCCTCGCCGAGGGCGCAAGCCTAGAGGAGGTCCGTGCAGCCCTACTGGCCGCCCGCGCCGAGGCCGAGCCCGAGATCGCACCCCATCACCCGCAGCCCGGCCGCAGCACGGCCGCGCGCCCCTGGGGCGAGATCGTCGCCCGCACCTTCAAGCTGAAAGGATAAGCGCATGACCACCCTCGTCGAAGGCCCCCATCCGGGCGGCTTCCTCGTCTGGGAAGTCCTCCGCGACTACACCCGCGAGACCGTCACCCTTGCCTCCGGGGCAGGCAAGCTCGCCCCCGGCACGGTGCTCGGCAAGATCACCGCCAGCGGAAAATACGCCGCCCACGACCCGGCCGCCGGCGACGGCACCGAGACCGCCGTCGCGGTGCTCTGGGGCAAGGCGGATGCGTCCGGTGGCGACGTGCCGGCCGTCGCGGTCGTCCGCGGGCCCGCCATCGTCAACCGCCACGACCTCGTCTTCGCCGGCACGCCCAGCGAGGCCGAGATCGCGGCTGCGCACGCCGCGCTCCTCGCCGCGGGCATTCTCGTCCGCTGACCCAATCCCGACAGGAGGCATCCAAATGGCCACCATGGACATCTTCGAAGGCGATGCCTTCACCATCGTCGAGCTCACCCGCGCGCTCGAGAACATCCCCTACAAGCCCGCTCTGCTCTCGGGCTCGGCCCTCTTCAGCCCGCGCGGCGTGCGCTCGCGCACCGTGGTGATCGAGAGCCGCGATGGCACACTCTCGCTGATCCCGTTCTCCGAGCGCGGCTCGGCCTACGAGCAGCAGGTGCCCGACCGGCGCGAGATGCGCGCCTTCGTCTGCCGGCAGTTCAAGAAGCAGGACGTCCTCTGGGCCTCCGAGATCCAGTCGGTGCGCGACTTCGGCTCCGAAAGCGCCGTCCAGCAGGTGCAGACCGAGGTGGCCTACCGGCTGCGCAGGCTGCGCCAGGATGCCGAGGCGACCTTCGAATACCACCTCCTGAACGGCATCCAGGGGCTGGTGAAGGACCCCAAGGACCACGCGGTCGTGGTCAACTACTTCACCGAGTTCGGCATCGCGCCGGCGGCCGAGATCGACTTCGACCTCGACAATGCCACGCCCGCCTCGGGCGCGCTGCGCAAGCGCTGCCAGGCGCTGATCGAGAGCGTCGAGGGCGATCTCGGCGGCCTCTCCACCGGTGCCGTGCAACTGCGCGCCGAATGCGGCGCGGCCTTCTTCTCCGATCTCGTCGCCCACAAGGAGGTGCGCGAGACCTATCTGAACACGGCTGCCGCCGCCGATCTGCGGTCGCGGGTGGCCGACGAGGTCAGCTTCGGCGGCATCACCTTCCGTCGCTACCGGGGTAATGCCGCCTTCGGCGTGCCGCCCGACAAGGCCTTCTTCTATCCCGAGGGCGTCGAGGGCCTGTTTGAAATCTACTACGCCCCGGCCGATACCTTCGAGACCGTCAACACGCTTGGCCTGCCGCTTTATGCGCGCTCCATTCCCGACCGGGACCGCGACGAATGGGTTCGCCTCGAGATCGAGAGCAACCCGCTGCCGATCTGCACCCGCCCGCAGGTGCTGCGACAGGCAAGGCGGGCCTGATGACCGCCTTCGCTGCCGCCCTCGACGCGCTCTTCGCCGACGCGCATCTGGCGCGCGACGTGGTCTACACCGCCGAGGGCGGCACGCCGTCGCTGGTGCGCGTTGTCGCCCGGCGCGCTGACGCGATCACGGACTTCGGCGACGCGCGGCTCTGGTCCGAGACCACCAGGATCGACCTGCGCGTGGCCGAGGTTGCGACCCCGCGCCCCGGCGACCGTATCGAGATCGACGACGAGGCCTTCCTCATCCAGGGCGAGCCCGTTCGCGACCGCGAGCTGCTCGTCTGGACCGTGGACCTGCGCCCAGCCTGACCGCAATGAAGCTGAAGCTCGACATCACGCCCGATCTCGTCGCCGCCATGGCCGCCGAGGTGAAGGCCGGCGAGAAGGCAGTCACAGCTGCCATGCGCGAAGCCGGGACCGGGCTCAAGACCGCCTGGCGCGGGCAGATAACCGGCGCGGGGCTCGGCCGACGGCTCGCCAACTCGATCCGCAGCCAGACCTACCCGAAGGCCGGCGAGAGCCTGAACGCCGCTGCGCTGGTCTGGTCCAAGGCCCCGGTCATCATCGGCGCCCACGACACCGGCCCGCTGATCCGCTCGAAAGGCGGGTTGTGGCTCGCGATCCCGACCGAGGCCGCCGGCCGAGGCCTGCGCGGCGCCAGGCTCACCCCCGGCGAATGGGAGCGCCGCCGGGGCCTGCGTCTCCGCTTCGTCTACCGCCGCCGCGGGCCGAGCCTGCTCGTTGCGGAGGGGCGGCTGAACACGAAGGGTCAGGCCGTTGCGTCGCGCTCGAAGACAGGGCGCGGAAGGGTCACCGCGCCGATCTTCCTGCTGGTGCCGCAGGTGAAGCTGCCGAAGCGGCTGGACCTCGCGCGGGACGCAGACCGGGCGCTCGACGGTGTGCCGGGACTGATCGTGGGGAAGTGGATTGAAGCCCGCCCTTGA